ATCACATAATTAAATGAGATAGCGCCGCCAGCCGTACCTGTCGTTGCAGTAAACCAACGGTGCGTACCCAAATACTGATCATACTGGCTGGCCGGCATACCCGAAGCAATATATTTCCAGCCGCCGTTGAAATAGACGTTGTGCGACATGGCAGCAGAACTAGCCTCACCACTAAAAGAGCCGTTTCCGGTCTGCACTGGAGATAGCGTGACCCAAGGGGCCAAAGTCGCGCCTACAGCCGCAGCCGACATACTGACGGGACGCCCCGCCGTAAGGTTGGCAACGCTAACCTGATCCGTAGTTCCACCCTGAACAATCGGCAATACTTCCGTACCCGCCAGCGGGGTAGATGCAGGAGGAAGAGCAGAGATTTTTTTATCGGCCATAACTATCGTCCTTAAATTATCTGGTAATGACCAGTGATCTCAAAGTTAGAAAAATTTCCAAGCTGCGCGTTTGTCAACGCCGTTCGTGTGTTGCTGACCAAACCGACAATAGAAATTTCGTCAGTATTTGGTGCGATCTTCCCAGAAATCTCCGAATAGGAGCCAAGGTTGCCGTCGCCAAGCGACACTTGAATAACGGCTGGTAGGTTGGTCACGTTGGCAGAATTATATGGCAAACCCGTAATTGCAATATTTCCGGTCAGTGAGCCTTTGCTGGTGAGCGAAACATAGGCTTGGAAAAACACGGTCTTACCAACAACCGTAAGCCGTCCAACTTGGTTGCTGTAGGTGATCCCCGTAGAAGCACCGCCAATTTCTAACGCGGGTGTCCACGCGGTCGGGACTATAGCATCGGTCAAGCTGGTAGAACCTAGCGCACGGTCAAAACTCAAAGTGGCGTTATCGTTACGACCTATGCTGACGCCCTTGGGCCAAAACACCGAAAACACAACTGCGGTATCAAAACGGCATAGATCAACAGAACCAATAACAAATGTGGTCGCGCCAGATACATAGATATAGTAATCGGGATCAGCGGTAGGGGCTGCGTTCCCTGCAAAAGTGCAGTTTTTGAAATCAAGTCCAATAGCATACGGACTATCCAAAAACATAAAGCCAGACTTAACAACGCCGCCGGAACCGCCGGGCGGAATAGAAGTTGTGTTTTCTTCTGAATAGCAGCCAATAAACGACCAGTTCTGGATACCGTAAGTCCCCGTGACGCGCACAGGGACTGACAGATTGTTTTCCCAATTACAGTTGATAAACGTCCAACCGTCCAAAAGGAAAGTTGCAAAAGTATGGTTTACAAACAGACCATACCGCGTGTTATTGGCAAACCGACAGGTTTCAAAATACTGAAGCGCCTGATTGTCGGTGCTGTCGGAAACAAAACCGTCGTTAAGTGCGGTCAGAAACCCGCATCTAATCCAGCGGTTCCAAATGGAACGCCCACTAATCACCACGTTGTTGCGGAACTCAAAAAATGTTAGGTCAATAAACTGGCTGTAATCGCACTCGTTAAGTGGCGCCGCGCCATTAATGACCATGCCGTCGGTAGATGTGTAAACGGCAGGGTTGCGGTTAGCAAAATAAATGCCTTCGATGTGCGTGCCGCGAATACTGTTTGTGGTGTTGTCAATGGTAACAACCGGATTTACACCTACGTTTTTAAAAACCGTAAGTTCTCTGCTTGCGCCTACAATTTTTACGCCAGATGTTGTAATCGTTAGTTCGCAAAGATACGTTCCCGGCGGAGCATACACGGGGTTACCACTGTCAATAGCAGCCTGAATAGCTGCTGTATCGTCAGCCACGCCGTCGCCAACAGCGCCAAAGTCCTTGACCGAAACGTATTGCGCTAATTTATCTTCGACGTTTGTAGCCACGCCGCCGGTGAACGGTGGGTCGTAAGCCACAATAGACGCATTGACCGCGCCCGTAGTTGTCTGGATTGCTGTGGTAAACTTCACTTCCGCGCCGACATGCAGCCCTGCGGTGAACGTGACGGTGTCACTGTCTGTCTCCAGATAGCTGTCGCCAACATACTGGTTTACGCCGTCGATGTAGACCGACAGCGAGTTCGTGCCGGGCGTGTAGTTGATTGTCGAAAGGTTGAACACAGTCTGGCCGGCGGTGGCCGTGATGACTTCTTCCTGCACCGTGTAGTTGACGAAGTTTGAGTTGACGCCAGTGATGTTGTCGTAAGTGCCGAGCAGGATGCCTGTGGCTGTCTCAATGACAAACTTATAGACCAAACCGTCAGTCAGCCAAATCTCACCGCCCGGTACGCGCCCTGCGCTGTCCAGAATGATGGGGTTTGCGTGCGGCGTAGCGCCAGACGCGCTGGTGTATGTCGCCTGTGGCGTAGTCGTGCCGGCTGCATAGGTGTAAATCTTGCCGCCCGACAAGATAACGCCGTTATTGTCGAAGAACTGCGCTGCAAAGCCGCCGATGGGTGAGGGGTTTACTGACATGTAAATATTACTCCAGCAGCAACAACCCGCCGTCCTCTTGGACGAGGTTGTCACCATTTTCAGTTTCGAGGTTGCCCTGCGCTTGATCCGGGCCATAGCCAGAAAAAAACGAGATAATGCTGCCCAGACCGAGCGCAATACCGTTACGAAGGGCGCCACCAAACCCCATAGATTAGTTCCGATTGATCGGCTTGGCGTACACCGTACCACCTGTGGACACCTGAATGGCGCTCACGCGCCAAGGAGCGCCCGACGTGTTGACAGTCAGCACAAAAGGAATTGGCGTAAATGGCGGGATTGGCGTGCTGGCGGTCGTAGCGACAGCGCCGACGCCTACTTCGACGTAGCAAGCCTGATCAGACCAGACCACAACGCCTTGCGCGCCGGGAGGCCATGTGGACGTGTTACCAGCAGTGCCGGTATACGCCACGCTGTATGCAGGATAATCAGCTTTGCTTAGTGGGTTTAAGAGTTCCATAGCGCGTCCTTATGCGAGAAATTTCAGTTTATACAGCGTGCTGTAATATAGGCCAAAAATCTCGTCGATAATGTTTTGGAGTGGGGTACACTCCTTATCGACGACTTTATACCGCATTTCCTCAAGTTCGTCTACCTGACCTTCAAGAAACTCGACAATGTTGTTGGTTTTCTTAGCCGACATGAGCGAAATAGGACCGATTAGGCCATATTTGCCTTGATAAGCCTCTGCAAATTTGTCCGCCAGTTCGATAATTTCGTCGTAAAACTCGTTCAAAGCGGAGTGCTTCGCAAAGCTGCGCGTGTTCAGGTGCGTCGAATGAGCCACATCGCGCGCTAGAAACAGTGTGCCTATAAAATCAGCGCAATTCATTACATCATTCCTTCAGGGGCTTGTTCTGGCATTTCCATCGGCATTTCAGGGGCTTCTGGCATCTGTTCTTCCATCTGCGGCACTTCGCGCATTTCAGGTGAACCGCCGATCAAGTCGCCTGTATCCAGCGCGCCTGCAATCGTACCCATGACAATATCCTGAATTTGCTCAGGTGTCATGCTGTTTTGTACCGCAGAGATGCGCTTGGTTTCGGCTTCGTATGCCTGCACTTCAGCCTTGTACCTGTCGATAGCGATTTTCTGCTGTTCTGCGCTATCTTGGATATTCTCCATGATGTCAGAGACGCGGTTGAGTTCTTGCGACAATGCCTCAATCTGTTGCTTGGCTGCCATGACTTCAGGCGATTGGTCGCCTTCTTCCAAGACTTTCGGATCAAGGATTTTCTTAAACCGCTTTGCCATTTCCTGCGCTCCGGGCCAATCCATGTTCTTGATGAACAGATCGCCGGCCACAGTCCAAAGCTGCGGGTTGGATTGCAGGATCATCGACATGGCGTCGAGTGCTTCTTGACGCTTGGTCATGTAGCCGGGGCCAGTTGTGACCATAACGTCGTAGGTGCCGACTGACGGGTTGTAGATTTTCTCAATCAGACCGCCATTTTGGTCACGAATTTCCCTGACAGGCTCTGGCTGCGTAGGGTCAATTTTGACCATGCTGACTTCGCCATCAACGCCGATGATACGCGCGATGCGCTGTGTGTCGTAAATCTTAGGGATAATATCGACAAGCTGGCGGGTGATGTGACGGATCGCACGGGCAAGGTTATCAACATAGTGATACGTGCCGACATCGCCCTGCTTTTCGCGTGCGACGATAGCTTTTGCAGACCGTTCGTTGCCTTGTTGGCCCAATGAGGCGTCATACTGGCCGGTGGTGGCCTTAATGTCCTCACCAGCGCCCATTTTAGCCTGTATCAGCCCTGTTTGCGGCAGCGGGGGTGCTGCACGCTGCGGGAGCGGCAATACGTTCCCAGCGCCGTCTGTAACGTCTGGATTGACTTCCAGATACGGCCAGTTGGTCGTGTTGGCAGTCTTCCACTGCTGTTCGTAGCCCTCGAACTGACCGCCATACGCAATAAAGGGCGCTTTTGGTGCCAGCGCCAGCATTTCTGCTTCTTGGCTGGTCCAGTAGTTGTACATGCGCTGTGCGTCTTTGGCGTTACGCACCAAACCGGACACGTAAATCTGGCCCTGAACTTCAAATTCGTTGCCTACGACGCGCACGACAGGGATATACTTGCCCGGCCACTCGCGCTCATCCAGCACGTCATAGCCATTGGTCTTCATCCACATGACTTTTTTGCGGTCTACTTCGCGGCTACGGACAGGCTTGCCGTACATGTCGCGCAGTTGCTTATCCATCGGCGTGTCTTTGAACGCCGTGACGTTGTCTGGATACAGGTTCAGCGTCTCGCGCTTGCGCTTATAGTAGAAATACTCCGCAACGCGGATAGTGTCTTCGTCCAGCCATGCCGACATGCTTTCATCGCCGACAGCGGTTGACAGGATCGACGAGATGGGTGTCGCGTCTGGAAACTCGCGCTCATACTCGTCTTTGGTCATATCCTGCGTGACGAAGCACCATTCAGCGTCTGCGCCGCATGGGTCTTGGATTGTAGGGTCCATGTAGACGCTAAAAGCGTTGCGGACGCGCATAATACGCACGTCTTGGTCGAAAGTTTCTTCGTTGCAATATTCCGTAATCAGACGGATATAGCCTTCACCGTAAGTGACTTGGTTGTCGCAGGCTGTGTCGTAGGCTACGTCCGCATCGGACATATATTCGATGTGCCGCACGACGCCGTCGAAGATCGCCGCAACTTCAATGTCAGCGTTGTCATCGACAGGAATTACCTTACCGGCAGGCCGGTTTTGACGCTGTTCGTTCGTCACCTGACGGACGTGCTGCGGCAATTTGTTAATTGTCAAGCAGGGCCGTGCGTTAATTGTCTGGCCTTGCACCGCACCGCGGGTCGCCAACACGTCAGCAGGCCACTGCCACTGGTTGTCAGGGCTGCCGGCCATGAACCGAAGGTCGTCCAGTTCGTCTTCACGGCTGTCCGAATAGGCTGCCATCGACATCTGTAGCCGATGGCGCATGGTTGCCATTACATCAGGGTCACCGCGGGTGTTCGCTGGATCGCTACCGATGTCAGCTACATCGCCTACCTTGTTAATACCTGTCGGATCAGCCATTGTGGTTACTTTTTACCTTTTTTAGCGGCTTCACGCTTTACGCTGTACGCGATTGCGACCGCCTGTTTGACAGGTTTTCCGGCTTTTACCTCAGCCTTGATGTTTTTGCGGAACGCGGCTTTGCCTGTCGATTTAATCAGAGGCATGATTATTTCTTCTTTTTTGCCATCGGCGTAGGCTTCATACGCACGGTATTGCTGATAACTTGTTGTTTAGCAGGCATTTTGACTGCTGGGCGTCCGCCGCTGGGGTTTGTCGTGCCTTCTTTTGGCATGGGCGACTTCAGACGCTCGCGGAGCATCTCTGCCATGCGCTCGTTCTTCACAGTACCTGTCTTATACAGGGCTTTAGTGTATTTATTAGCTGGCATTTACTTACCCTTCTTAGCTGGTTTTTTAGCGGTTTTGGCGCTTTCTCGGAAAGCCTTGGCTGTGGGGGCGCCCTTAGTACCCGGCTTACGCATTTTTTCGCCTGATCCGGCGGCAATGCGGGCTTTTTTAGCGTGGATGTTGGCATATAATCCGGGTTTCATGGGCATTTCCACCTTTTCAAACTAGCTTTGGCGCGTTCGCCGTTCTTTGCTTTGGCTGCAACAGCTCCCATGCGGGCGCAGAACGACGCTTTGCGTCCTGCGTCAGCCTTTGTCTTCGGGTTGGGCGCTGGCGCCTTCAATTTGCTGCCTGTTGCAGCGTTATATTTCGCTCTACCAGCGGCAGTCAGGCCCGCGCCCTTCGACACAGGCAATTTCTCGCCGCGGCCTACGGACAACGATACTGATTTTTTCTTGCCCGCCACTAGCTGCCCATCCAACTTGTAGAATATCCAGATGGAGAATACCCGCTTGAGACGCGTCTGTCAACGCGTCCTTGTCGTGGGTCTTTAGATGCCACAGGAAAGGCAAATGTCACCGCTATAGCGTCCGCTGCGTCAGGTGACGCCAGCCCGCGGGACTTCATGTCCTTCTTACTTTCAAGGAACAGCGTTCCTTTACTATCCGGCTTGGTGCGCGGGCTGATGAGGTCTGTCTTCAGGAAGCGATCCGACGGTATGTGCGCCGTCTTGAGCCACTCACGCATGGCACCCCACATCTCTGCGCGCTTGTTACCCCACATGATCTGGTTCTTGGCCTTATTGCCGAAGTTCACGCCGCGTATCTTGTACCGCTGTTCCTTCAGCCGGTCTACGACGCCTGCGCCTAGGCCACCTTCGTCGATGCAGACCAACGCCGGCTTGAACTGCTCTATGGCGTCGATGACGTAGCCAGCCACTTCCATCGTGTCTGCGCCGCGGTGTCTCCGCAGTTCCAAGATGTCACGGCCCTGCCGTATGGCGATGACGGTGGCGTCAGCCCCGAAGCGTGCCGGGTCTACCCCTATGACGATGGGTGCGCTGTCATCCTTGATGGGTGGCCGCTTCATGGCGTCATCGACTAGATTGCTGCCGATGAACTGATCGTCGCCTTCACTGGGGAAGTTACCGTAGACTTCGACACTGGCTTGGTAGCTGTCTGGCCCGTACTCGTCGATGATGCGCTGGTACAGGTTTTTGTCTGTACCCTCGACATCGCGGGCGTCGATGGTGCGCGTGCGCCAGAACGCCCGCTTGCTGTGGAACGTCTCGTAGAAATAGCCTGTGTTGCGCCGCGGGTTGGAAAAGGCCAGATGGAAACGGTGCGGCGTATTCTCTGTGAAGAAACCATCAGACACGGACCAGATCGAGTCTGGAATACCGCTGGCTTCGTCGAAGATCAGCATGACACCGTCGAAGTTATGCACACCCGCGTATGCGTCAGGGTTCTCTTCCGACCACAGCCGGCCCTCGACTGACCAGTAACGCGTGCCTTTCTTCAGGTCGCGCTCAACCAGTTCCGTCAGCCACTTGGCCGGCATGATGCGTGTGGCAGCTATCTCGAACCAGTGACTGTTGAGTGACATTGCCAGCCACTTGGTAATTTCTGCCCATGTTACCGACCGCAACTGCGCTTCGGAGTTTGCCGACACGATGGTGGTCGAGCCGATGCGTGAGGACAGCATCCAGATTACCAGCCAACTGACGAGGGCGGACTTACCGATACCGCGGCCTGACGCAATCGCCAGTCGCGCTGTGTCGAAGTCAACCTTGCCGTTGTTCGCCTTGATGTGGTCACGCAAGTCACCAAGTATCTGGCGTTGCCATTTGCGCGGGCCGGGGAAATGTTCCAGCGGTGTGCCTGCTTGGCCCCACGGGAATGTATACAGCACAAATGCTAGGGGGTCATCCTTCAGTGTGGGCGACCACAGCCGCGCCATCAACTCCATCTCGTCTTGCGCTGAATATATCGGCTGCTGCATGTGTGTTATCCTCTAGCTGGGGTAGTTCAGTGTACAGCCCCTCGATGACGCGCGACTGTGCTTTTTCCAGCGCGCCTGTAATGCTTATCTGTTGGTCGATGTTCACGTCGATTTGCTGCTTGGCTACCCAGCCGTGCTGATGCTTGAGTATCTCCAGCGCAGCCTTGCTGTCGCCATCGCGCGCCGCTTCGTACATGGTCTTAGCCGCGACGTACTCGCCGTCAGCACGACCTTTGATCTCGGCCATCTCGACCAGCGGGTCTGCGTCGGCCAGCACGCGATACTGCCGCGGGGTCAATCCAGCGGCCATAGCGAGACTGTCACCCTTCAGGCCGTAGCGTGCGGCTTCATAGATCGCCTCTAGCCGCGCCTCGGTGGCTTGCGTCCGCTCTGGTGTAAATGGCAGTGAGTAGAAAGTCATTGGGCGTACTATAGTGTGTTGCATTTTAATTTGCAAAAAAATAAAAATTGTTTCTGGCCCATGCCCGTGACAGTCACGCGGCGCTCGGCCCCACCACCCCCCACCCCCTGCTCGAAGCGTTCTGGCTTTGTTCTATAGCGTAGATTCTGGGTTGGCCTTTTCCTTTCTGCGAGCGGCTCGCATTAAGAAAAACATATTGGCTGGCTGGCTATGCTGCGCTGCAACATTTTGCATGGGCAATCTAGGCTATGCGATTGCAAGTCATGACTGCGTAAATCATGACGCCATGACTGCGTGAGTCATGACCGATTTGCGTAGCCATGACTGCGTGGTCATGACAGGGAAAGTTTACAATTGTTAACCATCTAGGCGATCTAGGCAATCGATTTGGGAGTCGTTTGCTAGAAAGTTATATTTTAACCATATAGGTTAATTATATACTTTTCTCAAACTGACTTAACATTCCATAGCCTAGATCGCCTAGAATCCTCGCTGACACGCATAAATCCTTGACTTTTTCCTAGGCAATTTAGGGTGAAAACATAGCCTAACAAATGACTATTTCGCCTAAATCCCTTTCCAACTTATCCACAGATTTATTTTCACTGGCAAAAATAGTCATTTTCTAGGCAAAAGTTAGGCTATCATTTTAGGCCAAATGACTATTTTTAGCGCAACACATTTTGTTGTTGACAGGGGTGATAAGAGGGTAGATAAGAGGGTATCAACAAGGAGCAAATGATATGACAAATACTTTCAAGCCCGGTGACCGCGTTATGGCTCGCATATTTGGCAGCGACTATTATCCTGCGACTATTGTTAGTCCCGTAGGCTGGTATTTTATCCCGTCAATGTGCTGCCCCGTCGAATTCGACCGCAAGCCGGTAACCGCAAGCGGCACATTAAACAGCCGCCGCGTCACAGTCTTAAAGTGCGACATCAAGGAGATTGCAGCGTGACAACTATCCCCGAATTATGTGATCGCTGCAATAGCTGGATAATCACCGACAACGGCCAGCCTGTCATTGAGACATGGAGCCGCGACTATGTCGAAACAATCGCCAACAGCGAGATGCCAGGCGTTGTTATCTACACCGCGCTGCAATGGCTGCAACACTTCAACACTATCGTAGGAGCAAAGTAAAATGACAGATACAAACCTATACGCGCTGATCGACCCGCGCGATGGCGAAGTGGAAGCCTATGTAGAGGGCCGCGATAAAGCCAAAGAATACGCGCATTTCTTAGAGACAAGCGTAGCCCACCCTTATCGCGCATATGATGTGCGCTTTAAGATCGCGCGCGTCGAAGCCGCCTAACACCACCGGAGCGCGGAGCAATCCGCGCCGAGGATGGCGCTAGTGCCAATTATAGGAGTGAGAAACTATGACTAAGTTTGAAACAGGCAAAACCTATTACACCCGCAGCGTTGCAGATTATGACACGATCGTGCGCGTCACAGTTGCCAAGCGCACCGACAAAACGATCGTGACCGCCGCCGGCGATCGCCTTAAAATTAAAGTCTGGGATGGCGTCGAACAAGTTAAGCCTTGGGGTTCATTCTCTATGGCGCCGATCGTTGGCGCTGACCGCTTGCTGACAGATGCAGCATGATTGAGGCTATCTCACCACAGAACACGAAAAGGAGCAAAGCAAATGGGCGAGACACGACAAGAGGCAATCATGCGTATCGGCAAGCTGTTGGATGAAAGCGTAACCTTGACGGGCAAAGATGTCGGCGGAAACGGGCGCTTTACGTTCAGCACTTATGATCCCGCCGCCGAAGAACGCGCCGCGATCGTGCGCTGGCTGCGCAACTTTTGGGATGGCTGCGATGATGAAGATTTAAAGGCCGCTGCGGACGCAATAGAAGCAGGCGAACATTTAAAGGGGCAAAGCAAATGATAGCCCACATAGCAATCAACGCATTTTTCTGGGGCGTCTTAGCCCTATCAATCTACGCAATCATTAAAACAGTGAGGGAAGCATAACCATGACAAACGACCGCAATTACCTACGGATGCTGCGCGACAACGAACTGGCGCGTTACGCAAGGGACAACGCTGCCACCGACCTAGAACTTGTCCTAGCGGAGCGCCTAGCGGACTTGGTGAACACCAAAGAGTATCTAGAGGCCGCGAAAGCCGAAATAGAGGATTTAGAGGCCGAAATAGCCATACTGAAAGCCCAATGATTGCGGTTATCGCTGGAGCCGCCCTATTTCTATTGACCCTATTATTAGAGGATTGACTATGAACCAATATCAAATCGCAATCGTTGTGGCGCTAATAATGCAAGCCGTGACGCTGATTATCCTATGGATAACGCATAAAGACCGCCAAGGTTGGGTAGCCATGTGGACACGCGACAACGCCAAAAATCTAAGCGACCGCTGTGAACTGTTGTATTGGAAACACCATGCCGTGCTGCGCGACCCTAAGACTGGCAAATACGTCAAAAAGGACAAAAGCTAATGGATTACGCCATACGCAAGCAAATAAAGCACCTGTGTAGCTACATCAGCGACAGGAGCGCCGTCCTGCAGCACATCAACCGCGAACATAACCTACGCCTAACGATGCGCGACATAGACGAAGCCGCCACCGCGCGCCACCGCGCACGGCGGACAGACCTAGAGGCCATGATACCATCGCCACTGATCGTGACGCATAAAAGCAAAGGCTACGACCCGCTGGCCTTGGCGCTGTTCAAATACCATGCAGCGCGGACGTTCGGCCCTGAACAAGTCTACTGGCTGGACAGGCTGAATGACCGCAAGCCCAAGCCGACAACAACAATCGAACTGTAAAGGGTAAACCAATGCGTGACAGTATAGGCCTATTCATTGAACAGTGTTGCACTGTCGATAGCGGATGCGTCTTGTTTAAAAAGACAACAGATAGCCATGACCTTTACCTTGCCTATGTCGATTGGGCTAAGGCCAACGACGCGGCTAAAATGTATCACTATCAATTCAAAGCCGAAATGTTGTTTCGTGGTTTTGATTTGACAACGCCATCTAGCAGCCATTGCCAGCGAATTACACTCAAGCAACATGAAAGCGAAATATTATGATTAAGACACCACAGCAAGCCGCCCCTATGGGGCGCAAACATCGCGTATCATCCGACAGCGCATGGCCGCTGCGCGGACTAGATGGCAAGACCTTCGCGGAACGCCGCGCAGAACGCGACAAGGAGCAAAGCAAGTGAGCATATCAGCATTTCCACACTTAGTGCCGCACAATCCAGAGTTTGCATACAGCGCGAAGGGCATGACGCTGCGCGATTATTTTGCGGGGCAGGCGCTGATTGGCATAATCACCCACCCCTATGGCTCTGCTGGTCAGTGGACAGACGCAGCAGAACAAGCATACGCAGCCGCAGACGCCATGCTTGAAGCAAGGGAGCAAAGCAAGTGAGCAGCCGCAATCTGCCGCACCATCTGTATGTTTACGTTGACAGCGCATTTATACGCAAAGGTAAGCCGCGCTACGAACCCGCCGTTTGGTTCGCGTTACGCTCGACACCAAACCGTGCATGGGGTTGCCATGTGATGCTGGAGTGCGGCGCGGTCTATCGCAACCTACCGCCCCATGCGATAGCGTTTAGCGATAGCCCCGACTATTACTGGACGTTACAGCAAGCCCAAGTATGGGACTGCTACGGAACGCAATTCGACGTTATCCGCTACGACTACCTAACAGACCTAACGGCGCGTTACGATGGCACTGACAGCCGCGCAACATGTCTATTCACCGCTTGCCCGCACAGTGACGGGTTCAGCGCAGCACCAGAACAAAGTAAGGAATTTATGTTTATGAAAACTGAAGGCGACAGGCTGCTAATCAGACCGACCAACATGGTCTTGTTCGAGGAACGCAGCTTCACCATCGACACAGGCTGGCCGACTGACATTAAGACATCAACGCAAGTGTGGGGGTGCGAATAATGCCAAGACCAATGACATACCCAATAGGGACGCTGGAAGTCGGCGAGAGCGCCACCATGCCAGCCACTAAGAAGGGTGATGCCAAGCGCACCAGCCGCAACGTGTCGCAATACGGCATCCGCAACGGCAAAGCCTTCAAGTGCCGCACTGTGGGTGGCGTAACCTTCATAACAAGATGGATGTGAGCAATGGATAAAGATGACGAATACGCACTGCCCGAACGATACACCGAACGAGCAGAGGCTACCTTGGCCTACCGATTGATGGAATATCTGGAGTTTCTAGGCGTGATAGGCAAGGACCATGTGTCTTACCTGCGCTACCCGCCCATCGAATTGATCGAAGACGCTGAAAAAGCATTAAAGGATGAAGCATGAGCAATATTGAACAAAAAGCCTTGGCGCTGGTGAATGAGATCGAACTGGAGCGTGGGGCAACCCCATACTCCAAATTAAACCGTCATGGCGCAGCCGAAGCCATTTACCGCGCCATCGAACGGCACGAAGCCTATAAGCAAGAGGTGAGCGATGCCGTCACGGCGTTGTTAGACCGATTTTTAGGTGACGGCCTATCTCAAGGCGTAATTAACGGACATTTGCACCAATTCATCATCCCCAAGCCTGACCCGCTGGTGGAAGTAATAAAGGCTATGCGGGATGATCCGTCCCCCCGCGTCAACAGCGAAGTATACGCTAATCGCATCCGCAAAAAGCTGGACGCCCTTGGCTTTGAGATAAGGCCAAAAGAGGAATGACCCTGCGCCAATTCCTGTTCGTCAATTTCGGCTGGGACATTTACGAATGGGCCGACGACGACATTCGGTTTTAAAGTCCCGCTGGCCGAAACCAGCGGGGGCCACCGCCGCAGCGATGGTGAGGAAGAATTAAAAAGCCCCCTGCGGAGTGAGGACGCAGGGGGCTTAAAAAGGTCAGCGGAGCATTGCCAACCCTATCCATATATCATTGCAACCAAATGCTTGTCAATTCTTGCCTATCGACGGCATGATGCTCGACTTAGGCAAGTCTTCCGCCAAGCGGCGCAAGTCTGATTTGGTGTTCTTCTTAACAAGCTCAGGCGCGACAAAGATATGCTTTTTGGTTGGCAATTCAGTCGAACCGATCCGGCCCATGTCAATCCAGCCAGCTTCCTTGAGTGCGTGTAGCAGCGCCGCCTGTGGTATCTTCACGCCAGCAGGGACGTTGACCACCAGCGCGTCACAGATGCGGTGGAAAGGCCCACCGATGACGCCATTGGCAAACACACCAGCCCTTTCGCGCATCATGTCCACAAGGTAGCTTTCCGCTACGCTCATGCCATGCTCGACCATGTTCAGCTTCCATTCGGTCACTGGCGGCGCAGCGGCAGGGTTGAACGCCGACACATCGCGTTGATGCAGCCAAGCGGCGCACTTCTCATAGCCGCCATTCTCATACCAGCCCCATAGCTTTTTGGCTGCGTCTGGTGCCATACGCGGCGCGTGCGTCCACACGCAGAACCAACGCCTGTCCTGTGTCGGCAGCGTGATAGGCAGCGGATCGTTCGTGTAAGCGATGACCATCAGGCGGTTGACCAACTCATAGGGGTGCATACCCTTGCGGTTGACCGACAGCGTTTCAGGCGGCGCAGCAATCAGTGGCTTTAGCTTGTTAGCCATAGCGCGACGTTCGCGTGCCTCTGGTTCCTTTAGTTCGTTTAGGATGACAACTTCAGCCTCAAGCGAATAGCCCCACTGGCTGTCCAATCCGCCAGTCTCAATGACTGACCTGTTGCGCCAGTGCTTACCGCCAAGCGCCCACAGGAACGGCTGGAACATACTGTCCTTACCAGCGCCTTCATCGCCGCCAATCAGGATGGCATGGTTAATCTTGATGTTTGGATGCTGTATCTTGAACGCCATAGCATCAAGGATATGGTCTAACTCGACATCATCCGCGATCAGATTGCGGCAATGCTGGAGCCAAGGCTCAACGTCATGGTCTGCAATCTTGTCGCTGCCCGACACGTCAGGGCGTGCGTTTGTCCACCTGTTGCCGTAGACCAAGCCGTCACGCGTCACCAGAACGTCATCGCCAGCGGCGAACGTCACAGCCGACAGCGCAGGCGCGCCGCGATCCTGACGGCGCTCGTCAAAATAGACGGATGACTGCACACGCTGCGTCTTCTTGTGAATGGAACGGCAATCAACGTGACGGAACAACGCGTTAAAGACGTTGCGGGCTATCTCCTGACGCGTCACCATGTCGAAATAGCAGTCATCGGACTGGATGTAAGCGAAACGCTCGAACCATTCACTCTGTTCCAGCCGTCCGGCTTCTTTCTTTTCGACCTCACGCACACGCGCTGCGGCCTCATCAGGAAAGGCGTCATTCGGCGCGATCTTTTCATACATCGACGCCAGACGTTCAGCGATTAACTCGTCACGCAAGCCCGGCGTTACCTTCGGGCCACCTTCATTGGCTACCCAATCAAGAAATGTCCGGCTGTCTAAGTCTTGGCAATGCCCATGATAGCAGCAGAACGAGCGGTCAAGCGGCTTGTAACGCGCCTCGACCATGCCGTCGCTGTGTTGCTCATGGTTAGGGCAGACGATGCCGCACCAGCCGTCAGCGTTAGGATTGCTAAGAACTAGGTTGTTTTCGCCTAGCCATGTCAGGACGTTGTCAAGCCCATTGTCGCGCAACTGCACTGCTTTATATTCGGCTGTGTCGCCTTCCTCTGGCGTGACGCCAAGCGCCTCACAGATTTCGCCCAGCGTGTATTCCCGCTCAGGGTGGAACTCGACCAGCCGCGCAGGAAAGTTATTGCGTCCGCGCTTCAGGTTGACGCTGCCGGGGATGCGGCAGTTGCGGACGGCGTTAGTCGCGCCCGGATCAGTGTAGCCCGCGTCCGCGATGGCCTTAATGGCAGCGCAGAAGTCGCCCTTGCGGGGCTGTTCGCTGAACGCGTAGCCCCACTGGAACGAACCTTCGCTGGTTTCCAATATCCATGTCGGGTCAAGCGGCGGCTGTTTCGACTTAGTGCCGACATCGTCCAGCATCATGAACAGGACATATTCGACGTTGCTCGACTTGGCGGACGGCTTGCCGTCTACGAAGCGGTCAACGATGAACGAGCCTGTGTTGACATACCATGCCTCGCCTTCTTTCATGCGGGTCTTTTCTGGCAGGAACGCAGGGAACGTCGCCCTCGGTGCGCCGTCCGCATGGAATATCAGATTGCCGTCGCTGTCATGCTGCGGCTTCTGACGCACGACCAAAGCCGTCTCGCCGACATTGTCTGCCGCCAATCCGGTTATATACTCTATAAACTTAGTGCGATCCTCACTCATCGCTTGCTCCTCTATTTGCCGTATCGTTCCATTATTGCCACTTCTGCGTTCAGGGGCAACCCCGACGCCCAAGGTGGCGGCTCACACATAATCTGCACCAGCCGCGCTGCGGCGGCTTCGGCTTCATCCTCTGGCACTTCCAAGACGATTTCGTCGTGAATGTGAAGTACCGTATTGTCCAATCGACGCAAGGCGTGGCGCAGCAAGTCATTAGCGACAGCCTGCGTGATATTCTCACACGCCAGACCGCGCCACAGCCGCGCCCTAGGCCACTCTTTAGCGTCTGCGGCTGGCTTCCATGAAGCCTTAGCATAGGTCAGATTGCCTTCCTCGTCGAAACGGGCGAAAGGATAACATAACACACGTCCAGACGGAAGCGCATACCAAAGATGCAATCCATCAAATAAATATGTGACGCGGCCAATGGTAAACTCACGGCCCTTGTTCCGCATGGCGCGCATATAGGTGTCCTCAAGGCCAGACCAGTAAGGCACGGCCCACTTGTTAGCGCGCCGCCATGCGTCAACCATGCGCTTCGCGTCGCTCTCCGACATCAGCAAGCCGTAGATGCGGCCCATGCTGGCGAACGCACCGACGCCGCCGGCGAAACCGCACGCCAACTCTTGAACCTTGCCAATCTGGCGCTGGTCTTTGTCAACGTCGTCATAGCCAACATGGAAGGTCGCCATAGCGTTATGCTTGTAAACGTCCTCACCCTTGGCGAAGATGTCCAGCTTGTTAGCGCCAAAGATGCTGTTGGACGCCCACGGCGTCACCCGCGCTTCGATAGCGGCC